ATATATGTTGCGATTATAGAATTTATGATATTATAAAAAGAAATATTTCTTTAATTAATTATAATTTAAAACATTGTATAGTTTGGAAAAAAAATATATGGGGTTTGGGTAAAAGATATAGATTTCAACATGAATTTATAGTTTATGCAACTAAAGAAAATAATTCTCCTTTTTATGGAGATCATTCACAATCTGATGTTTGGGAAATTGATGTGGACAGAAAAACAAAACACAAAACTCCAAAGCCAGTAGAACTACCACTAAAAGCAATAAAAAATAGTTCTGAAAAAAATAATTTAATTTTAGATTCTTTTTTAGGAAGTGGCTCAACATTGATAGCAGCTGAAAAACTAAATAGAAAATGTTATGGCATGGAGTTAGATGAAAAGTATTGTGATTTAATAATAGAAAGATGGGAACAGTTTACTGGATTAAAAGCAGAAAAGATAAATGGGTAAAGGAAGAAAAAAATTACCAACAGCTATTAAACAGATGCAAGGCACACTTGAGAAAAGCAGAACAATAGAAAATGAAATGCAAGTTGATTTGGTAAGTCAGTTGCCAGATGCTCCAGATTTATTATCTACAATTGGAGCTGAGGAATGGTATAAAGTAACATCACAACTTTACAATTTAAATATGTTACACAATGTTGATTTGAATTTAATATTAGCTTACTGCAATGAGATGGCTTTGTATATAGAAACAGAAACAATGTTAAGAGAAAAAGGAAGAATACAAGTGTTTAAAAATTCTGATGGAACTATAAAACACGCTCAAGCTGTTCCTTATCAAAAGATTGCTAAAGATGCTTTAAATACAGCTTTAAAATTAGCAACACAATTTGGATTAACTCCAGTTGCAAGGGCAAACATATCAGCTCCAGTTACAACTAACAACACACAAATAAATAATTACTTTGACTAAGTTTTACTTTGATGATAAGGCAGCAAATAGAGCCATTGGTTTTATTGAGCAATTTATAACTCATACAAAAGGAGAGCTTACTGGAAAGCCATTAAAATTAGAAGAGTGGCAAAGCAAAATTGTTGGTGATATATTTGGCTGGAAAAATAAAGAAACAAATCTTAGAAAATATAGAACAGTATTTATTGAAGTGCCAAGAAAGAATGGTAAGTCAACTCTTTGTGCAGCCATTGGATTGTATATGTTATTTGCAGATGAGGAAAGAGGAAGTGAAGTTTATAGTGCAGCTGGTGATAGAAGTCAAGCTGGTATTGTTTTTGAAATTGCTAAAGGAATGATTTTGCAAAATCCAGAACTTTCTCAAAGAGGAAAAGCATATAGAAACTCAATAGTAAATGAATCAAAGGGAAATTTTTATCAAGCTATAAGTTCAGATTCTAAAACAAAACATGGCTTTAATGCTAACTGCATAATCTTTGATGAATTACATACTCAGCCAAATAGAGATTTGTGGGATACATTAACAACATCAACTGGATCAAGAAGGCAGCCATTGACAATTGCAATTACAACAGCTGGTTATGATAAGCAATCAATATGTTATGAGATATATACTTACGCAAAAAAAGTTTTAGAAGGGACAATAAAAGATGAAAGTTTTTATTCTGTTATATATGAATCAGAAAATGATGATGATATCACATTGGAATCTACATGGAAAAAAGCAAATCCAAATTATGGTGTTAGTCTAAGAAAAGAATACATGGAAAGAGAAAGCCAAAGAGCTGTTGATGTTCCATCATATCAAAACACATTTAGAAGGTTAATGCTTAATCAATGGACAGATTCACATAGTGCCTGGCTAACATCTGGCGAATGGGAGGCTTGTCATCAAGAGTTTGATTACTCAATATTAGAAGGCAAAGAATGTTGGGGTGGATTAGATTTAGCATCTACCAGAGATTTAACATCATTTGTATTACTGTTTAATGTAAATGGTAAGTTTGTTTTTATTCCTTATATTTTTATACCAGAAGAAAATGCAAAGAAAAGAAGTGAAAGAGATGGTGTTGATTATGTTTCATGGCTAAGAGATAAACATATTTATTCAACTCCAGGTGATGTGGCTGATTATAGTTTTATAAAATCTAAGATAAATGAGCTATCTAAAAAATATCGTATTCAGTCAATATGTTATGACAGATGGAATGCATCACAATTAGTAATTGATTTACAAAATGATGGAGCTAATATGGATCCATTTGGACAAGGTTTTGTTTCAATGTCTATGCCAACAAAAACATTAGAGGCTGAAATACTTGCTAAAAATATTATCCACAATAATAATCCATGCATGAATTGGTGCATTAGCAATGTGGCTTTGCAAGAAGATCCAGCTGGAAACATTAAGATTTCTAAAAATAAATCTAAAGAAAAAGTTGATCCAGTTGTTAGTTTAGTCATGGCTTTAGGCTGTCATCTTACAACTGAAAGTGGTGATAGTGTTTATGATACAAGAGGTATTTTAATGATTTAATTATTGTTAAAAAGTATAACTAAATATATTTTTTTTTAAGTTTTTATAGTCGTATTATTGTGAAAATAAAAATTTTACATTGGGATTATTAGATAGAATTAAAAATGTTTTTGTTCCTCAAGATAATAATGCTGAACAAAGATCAATCACTTACACAACTCCTTTTGGAACTGGAACAAATGTTTCTCCAGATACTGCATTAACTTTTACAGCTGTTTGGGCAGCAATAAGATTACTAACTGAATCAGTTTCATCATTACCAATTTCTGTTTATAGAGTTGAGAATAATGGTGATAAAACTGAAGCTGTAAAAGAATCTCTATACTCACTTTTAAAATATAAGCCAAACACATACCAAAATAAAATAACTTTTTTTGAAAAGATAATGATGGATTTATGTGTTAATGGAAACTCATATGTTTACATTGAAAGAAATAGATTGGCAAGAGTAACTGGATTATATTGTATGAATTATGAAGATATGACTATCATACAAAAAGACAATCAGTTGTTTTATGAGAATGGAGAAACTGGTGAGGTTTATGATTCAAATGATGTGTTGCATTTTACTGGATTAACAACAGATGGTATTGAGGGATTAAGTCCAATTACACAATGTAAAAAAGCTATAGGCTGGGGAATGGCGATTGAGGAATATGGAAACACATTCTTTAAAAATGGTGCAAAATTAAGTGGAGTATTATCAACTGACAGAAGCCTTTCAGAAACTGCAATTGATAGATTAAGACAATCATTTAACAACACATATTCACAACTTAGTGGCAGCAATCAAACAGCAATATTAGAGGAAGGATTAACATTTAAGCCAGTTGGAATTTCACCAGATCAAGCTCAGTTTTTAGCATCAAGAACTTTCTCAATAGAAGAGATTGCAAGAATTTGGAACATTCCACCACATATGCTTGGCGATTTATCAAAGTCAAGTTTTAATAATATTGAAATGCAAAGCCAAGAGTTTGTAACATATACTCTTTTACCTTATTTAACAAGAATAGAAAATGAGATGAATCTAAAATTATTTAGAACATCTGATGTTGGAAGGCTATTTGTAAAGTTTAATGTTGGTGGATTGCTAAGAGGAAACATAAAAGATAGAAGTGAATTTTACACAAAAATGATAAATACTGGAGTTATGAGTATTAATGAAGTGAGAGCATTAGAAGATTTAAATAAAATTGAAGATGGTGATAAACATTTTATGCAAATGAATATGACAACAATAGAAAAAATAGGAGAGGATGCCAGCTAAAAAGTGTAATAATGGCAAATGGAAGTGGGGTGAATCTGGGTCATGTGTTTATGATTCAAAAAAAGATGCTGAAGATGCAAACAGTGATTATAGAGATGAAAGAGATGTAAATTTAAACGTCACTGAAGGCATGAAAGAAGAGGCTGCAAGAGGCAAAGCATGGCGTGAAGAGTTTGGTAGAGGTGGAACTGAAGTTGGCTTAAAAACAGCTAATATGATTTTAAGTAATTCAATGACTGAGGACCGAGTAAAAAAAATGTTTGCATACTTTGAAAGACATGAAACTTATAAAGATGCTGAAGGATTTAGACCAGGTGAAAAAGGTTATCCATCAAATTCAAGGATTGCCCACAGTTTGTGGGGTGGTGACGCTGGTCATGCATGGAGTCGGCGTTGTTGTATTGCCATTATCTGTTACTTCTTGAAGCGTATGAGAAAAAAAGAAATCAATTAAATAAAGAAGAGGAAAAAGGAGAAAGAAAAATAAAAAAAGATAATAAAATGGAAAAAAGAATTTACAATATAGAAACAAGAATTGATTCAACAGATGATGGAAAAGAAATGGTTGTTGGTCATGCATCTATGTATAACACAAGAAGTGAGTTTATGGGATTCTATGAAACAATAGAAGAAGGAGCATTTACTGATGAACTAATAAACAGCTCAGATGTTAGGGCTTTAATTAATCATGACCAAAATCTTATTCTTGCAAGAAATACATCTGGAACTTTAAAATTAGAAGCTGATGCTCAAGGATTAAGATATGAGTTTGAAATGCCAGAAACATCTTATGGAAAAGATTTAGCTGTTTCAATGAAGAGAGGTGATATAACACAAAGTAGTTTTGCATTTACTGTTGAGGAAGATGATTGGACAACTGATGATAATGGCAATGATTTAAGAACTATTAAAAAGATTAAAAGATTATATGATGTTAGTCCAGTTACTTATCCAGCATATCAAGATGCTAATGATTTGACTATTGCACAAAGAGGATTAGCAGAATACAAAGAAACATTAAAGAAGGTTGATGTAATAGAAGAAGTAAAAGAAGAAAAAGATTTAGTTAGCCGTTCATTAGCAAAACTAAAGATTGAATTAAAAAAAAGAAAATAATTAAATAATTAAAATTAAAAAAATGAAAAATTCTAAAGAATTAAAAGAATTACGTTCAGATTTAATTGGTGAGCTTGAATCAATCAAGTTAGTTGCTGAAAATGAAGAACGTGATTTAACTAAAGAAGAGAATGAGAACATGGATTCTATTCTTACAAAAATTGATGACAATGATGTTGCCATCACAAGAGCTGAAAAAGTAGAAAACAATTTGAAATTGGCTGCTGCATCTACTGGAGCAAAAGTTTCTTCTGTAAATACTGACAAAGCTACAAGAGGATGGAGCTTATTTAAGGCTGTTAATGAAATCAGAAATGGTGGGCAATTAACTGGTTTAGAAGCTGAAATGCATCAAGAAAGTGAAAGAGAGGCAAGAAAAGGTTTACAAGGAATTGGATTACCTTCATTCATGACAGAAAAAAGAGCTATTGACCAAACTAACTCTGCAATTGCTCCAACAGCTGTTGCTGCTTTTGTTGATGCATTGTCTGCTGATGCTTTATGGAGTAGAGTTGGTGTAACTAATTTAGGTAATGTTGCTGCTGATACTGTTGTTCCAATTTCTGGAGGATCAACTGTAACATGGGCAACAGAGGTTGCTCCTGCTGCTGATGGTGGTGCTGACTTTGAAAAAGTTACTTTAACTCCAAAAAGATTAGCTGGATATGCTAACCTTTCTAATGTAATACTTGCTCAAAATGGAACTGCTGCTGAAGCTGCTGTAATGAGAGATATGGGAAGAAACATGGGTAACAAAATAGATGCTGCAATGTTTGGATCTGCAAACGTAGGTGGTGGATCACCAAATGCAATTTCACAAGCTGCTAATATTTTAACATTTACTGAATCTGTTGCTGGAGGATCAACTGCTGCTGCTGCTGATGCATTAGAAGCTATTCAAACAATTGCAAATAATCATGGTTTAGATGGTAACTTAGGTTTTGTTTCATCTTGGGAATTATATAGTGCTTTAAAAGCTGCACCACAAGTAGCATCTGTTTATCCAGCTTATGTTGATGATAAATTAATGGGTTACAATGGCTGGTTTAGTGCTGGTCCAGCAAGTGTTGCTGGAGTTTCTGGAGATGCTTTATTTGGAGATTTTTCAAGAATACAATTTTGTACTTTTGGACCATCAAACATTTTGGTAAATCCTTATAGTAGAGCAATTAATAATGAAGTTCAATTAGTAATGAACAATCATATGGATTGGGCTGTTGCAAGTGGAGAATCATTTGTTAAATATACTACTGCTCTTTAGTAGTTAATAATTCATTCATGAAAGGGGTGGTGGAATTACCATCATCCCTTTTTTTATAAATAAATAATATGAACAACTATTGCTTTCCATATGATTTTGATACAACTTTGATTAAAGAGCAAAGAACGTATCAAGTTGTTACTCCAGCATCTACATATCCAGTTAGTTTAACTGAGGCTAAATCTCATTTAAAAGTTGATACAAATGCAGATGATACATTAATAACTAATTTAATTATTGCTGCAACTCAAATTAGTGAAGAGTACACAAACAGATTTTTTATTGAAACTGTTGTTAATCAAACATCAACAAGTTTTAATGGATTAAATGAATTATTTAAAAGCAAAGTAAGTTCTGTTGCTCATGTTAAATATTATGATTCTGATAATACTCAACAAACTTGGGCGAGTTCAAATTATGTTGTAAATAACGAATTTGAGCCATGTCAAATTAATTTAGTAGTTGATGGTACTTTGCCAAGTATTGCTCAAAGAGTTGATGCTGTTGAATGTAGATATACAGTTGGATATGGTAGTGCTGCAAGTGATGTTCCAGATGTTATAAAACAAGCTATTCTTTTGACTCTTGGAAACTGGTATGAAAACAGAATGTCAGTTATTACTGGTCGCACAACAACTGAGATGCCTATGTCAGCAAAGTTTTTATTAGATACTTATAAAGTTCAAGTTGTTAGATGATGCTAATTGGTCAATTAGATAGAAGAGTAAGCATTTATTCTGTAAGCACATCAGCTAATAGCTATGGTGAACTAACAAGAAGTTATTCTACTTTTAGAACAGTTTGGGCTGCAATAGAATGGAAGGGTGGAAGTGAAGGAACAGATCAAAGTGAAAAAATAACTGGAATGACTAAACTCCATGTTTATATTAGAAATTTAGATGTGGCAGCTTTAAATTTACAATCAAGATTAGCTTATGAAGGTAAATATTACTTTCCAAAAGTTATAAATCAAATAGATGGAAGAGATGCATTTTTAGAAATAATTTGTGAAAATAAAGATTAATGGCTAAGTCAAACATAACAGTTTTAGGAACAAAAGAATTAAATGATTTGTTTATGCAATTACCTAAACAAGTTAAGAAAAACTCTGTTTGGCAAAAGTTTTGGAGAAAAAATAGTAAGCCATTTATTGATGCTGCAAAATCAAATCTTAATGGTTTGACTGGGCAACAAAATCAAAAGGATGTAAAAAGAACTGAACAATTAAAAAGAAGTATTGGATATTTTACAACAAGAGCAAGTAAAAAATATTTAGGTGGATTTGTTGGTCCAAGAGTAAAAGGTAGATTTAAAAGTAAAGACAAGAGTGGGTATTATGGAGCTTGGATTGAATATGGTGGTGAGGTTAAATTTGGAGGTAGAGGATTTGGAAAAGACCAGCCATTTATAAAACCAGCTTGGCAAAGTAGTTATTTAAAAGTAACACAAAACAGCATGAATGATGCTGAGTTTGTAATGGCTAAAGCTATTAAAAGTCACGAAAGAAAGTTACAGAAATATGGTAAATTTGGATATTAAATGGAAATAGGAAAAGCAATATATAATATTTTAACGACAAACGCGGCGGTTTCTGCATTAGTATCAACGCGAGTATATCCGAACGTCAATTTCAATTCAAAAACACAATATCCGTATATTGTTTTTCAAAATACCGATGACGATCCGCACGATACAAAAAGCGGTGTTTCATCATTAAACACGGCATCAATACTTGTGAAATGTTTTAGCAATAATGCGTTAGCGGTTGAGGAATTAGCGGAAAAAGTTCGAATTGCGTTGGATAGAAAAAATGGGACATACGGAACAATTGTTGTGCAATCAATACAATACAAATCAATGATGAATTCATTTGAATTTCAAGAAATAGACTCCAACGATGG